CACGGTGGCTTTGACGCTGGGTATTACTATGCCTGCGTCGCAGTTTATTCGCGTGTCGTCGTCTGCGAATACGTGTAATTTCTCTGCGTTCTTGTCGGAACTTACCTGACATGGCTCTTAGTTCGTTTGCCAACTCTGGGTTATCTCGGGTGACTAGTATCCCCACGGGAAATGCCGTTATAACTTCTCCAGCGGAAACCGGGTCGTACACTGATTCTGGGGTGACCTACAAGTACTACACGATTACTGCAAATACAAGTATTGTTGTTTCGACTCCCGGATTAGCAGATATTTTACTTATAGGCGGGGGAGCAGGTGGGGGCCCTGGTCGTGGTGGTGGCGGTGGGGCCGGGGCCTATATAGAAACCTATAACGTCATAATATCTGGAACATCAACTGCGACCGTTGGTGGCGGGGGGGCTTCCGCTACTAACGGTAGTACAACTTCATTTGCTGGCATTTCCGCTATTGGTGGGGGAACGGGAAAAGGTATCTTTGGTGGAAATGGTAATTCGGGTGGTTCTGGTGGTGGAGGAGGTGGAAGCACCGGCATAGTTGGAACCGGGGGGTCTCCTGTTGTAGGACAGGGATACGCAGGCGGTAACGGTCAAGGAAATGCAGAACCGTATGGTGGTGGTGGGGGTGGTGGAGCCAACGGTGCTGGAGCAGTTGGACCTGGAAACGGTGGAGCAGGTCGACATAACAATTTCACGGGAACAACCGTGCAGAGAGCAGGTGGCGGCGGAGGCGGCGGATACGCACAAGGTGCTGCCGGATTTGGAACTGGTGGTGCTGGCGGAGGTGGTAACGGTTCTGACAGTGGCGCTGGGGCTGCCGCAACGGTTAATACGGGTTCCGGTGGTGGCGGCGGATCAAACGCCCAGCCGACAGGCGGAAATGGCGGCTCCGGCATCATAATCATCCGAGTGAAGGTCTGACATGACTATCAATAAACTTTCAACCGTTCAAGGTTTCAACACTCCTTCCCGTATCGGTGGGGCAACGATCACTACAACCGCTACAGGTAATTACACGTCTGGTGGGGTGACGTATGACTATTGGACGTTTACGGGTAATGGTTCGCTGAATGTTGTTACTGCTGGCTATGCGGATGTGCTTGTCGTTGGCGGCGGCGGCGGCGGTGGACGTGCTGGCGGCGGTGGCGGCCAAGTCGTTCAACTTTCTTCCTACTACCTGAATGCTGGAACATCCACAGTTGTTATCGGTGGCGGCGGGGCCGCTACTAATGATTCAACAGGTGTAATTGCTAAAAGCAATCAATCTTCTTTGGGTTCTATTGTTGCTGTTGGCGGCGGTGGTGGCGCTCGCCCTGTCAGCGGTACTTATGCACAACGCTCTAACGGTGGTGCTGGCGCGTGCGGTGGCGGGAGCACTAGTGCATGGGCTGATGCCACTATTGGTGCTGTTGGACCGGGTCTTGCTCATTTTGATGGAGGAGCAGGAACGACGGATGTAAGCACGTATGGCGCTGGCGGTGGTGGCGGTGGTGCCGGTGCAGTAGGGGCAACAAGTTCTGGAACAACAGCAGGTAATGGTGGGGCTGGATTAGCATCAAGTCTTACTGGAACTTCAGTTAGTTACGGTGGCGGTGGTGGCGGTGGGGTAGATGCTGTTGCTGGGTCTACTGCCGGTAGTGGTGGCGCGGGTGGTGGCGGTGCTGGTGGGCGAGGTGCTACTGGTACTGCTGGAACGGCTAACACTGGTGGTGGTAGCGGAGGCGGTTCAGCCGCTACGTCGGGTGCAGCAGGTGGCAGCGGCGTAGTTGTTGTCCGTGTTGCCCGTCCCGTCTCAGTGGCAGCGGGTGGTGCCGTGTCGTCTAACACTCGCACTGGCACGTACACGTCTGGTTCAGCGACGTATGACTACTACTCTTTTACGGGTAATGGGACGTTTACTGTTACTCGTGAGGGTTTCGCTGACGTTCTCGTTGTCGGTGGCGCGGGAGCGGGTGGAAAGTACAACAGCAGTTACGCCAATGGTGGCGGTGGTGGTGCTGGTGGAATGTACGAAGCGTCAAGTGTTTACATTCCCGCTGGTTCTTACACGGTCACGATTGGCGCTGGCGCATCTGCTCCGGCTAACGCCGATGCAAGGGGAACTGGATCGCCTTCGTCGATAGGTTCATTGTTTATTGGCCCCGGTGGTGGCAACGGATCAGGCGGCTACCAGTCATCTGACGGTGGCTCTGGTGGAGGCATGGTCGGCCAGCAATACCAAGCGCAAGCGGGTAAAGCCGTTGCTGGTACGTCTATCGGTAACGATGGCGGTTCCTCAAACAGCCTAAACTCCGCTGGTGGCGGTGGCGGTGCTTCTGCTGTTGGTACTGCTGGCGCGAGTAGTGCTGGTGGTAATGGTGGCGCTGGTCGCGCATCTTCCATATCCGGCTCATCTGTCACTTACGCTGGCGGTGGTGGAGGTAGCGGTGACTCTACTGACGGAACTGGCGGCGCTGGTGGGGGCGGAAACGGAAGCCAAAGTGGAACCGCTGGTAGCGGCACAGCCAACACAGGTGGCGGTGGTGGTGGTACTGCTACTGGTACTGCTGGTAATGGTGGCTCCGGCATAGTGATAATCCGCATCCGTACCGCATAAACTATCCAACAACGACAACGTAAAGGAACACACATGGCACACGTAGCAAGAATCGATGAGGACGGCATCGTCCGAGAAGTACATGTTTTGCGGAACGAAGACCTCCCGAACAACGGCGAGTTCTCCGCTGAAACTGAGGCAGCGGCTAATGCTTTCCAGCACTCGCTGGGTTTGGAAGGCGTGTGGAAGTTGACCTCGTACAACCATAATTTCCGTGGCCGCTACGCCGGTATCGGGTACAAGTATGACGCTGCTCTTGACGAGTTCGTCGCACCCGAAGCCCCAGCGGCAGAGGAAGAGCCTGCCACCCCGTAACCCCACCACCACCTCACGGGGTTGGTCAGAGTCCTGAGTATGACTTTAAACTGCTCACTTTTCTTTTCACACCCACCTATTGAGGGGTAACTGGTTTGTCCACTGATATTAGTGATGACGTAGTTGAGGAGCTAGGTTCCACACTAGAGGCACCTGGCGGTGTCGGATCGTACGGTCCTGACGCCTTGCGTTGGGATTGTTCTATCGGTGGCCTGGAGTTCCTGTTCGCTAATAACGACCAGTCCCCGATGATCCGCAGGACGGCACAGTTCCGTCGTGAACGTATCGACACGGAACGTGACCCTGGCGAGCAGTCACTGGAGAATGGCTTGTGGCTTCGCTCGCAAGCCTCGTGGCATTACGGTGCTGGTTTGTCTTCGGCTGAACCGTTGGAGGTTAACAGTAACGAGGCACGGTTCCGGTTCTACCAGTCTGGGGGTGTGGACCCGTGGACACCGGGCCAGGTGCAGTTGTTGAACAAGACTGCATCCGTGTACGCGCAGTCGTCTGCGTCTGGTCAGCAAATGATTGGCGTAGAGACGGGTGTGCTGCTTGCAGCTGCAGCATCGGTCACGTATATCACTAACGCTGGTGTTGTCTCGTCAGTCCCGTGGGGTGGCACGAACACCGTGTTTTCCCTCTCGGACACGGGGCAAGTGTATTTGGTGTCTGACGTGGTGGGTATTTGGAAAGGCACCCTGCCGTCTAGTGCCGGTTCCAAGATTTACAACAAGTACTACACGACTCCCACGTACAGTCTTCTGCGGTGGGTGAAGTCGCGTCTCATGTACGCCGAGAACCAGGGCATTTGGGAGATCACTGACTTGTCGCCATCGTCGGCGACACTACCGGCACCGTTCTTCGCTAACCCTAACGCGGGGTGGCGGTGGACTGACTTCGCTGACGGACCTAACAGTATCTATGCCGCTGGCTACTCGAAGGAATCATCCCAGATTTACCGTATCGGTGTCACATCTGACACGACTGGTGTGGAGTTGGCTGTCCCGATTGTTGTGGTGGATATGCCTCGCGGTGAAGAAGTCGTGTCCATGTACTCGTACGTGGGTTCGTTCCTTGTTATCGGCACCACGAAGGGTGTCCGTATTGCACGTATCGAATCTGACGGGTCACTGACTCTTGGCCCGCTCGTGTTTAACGGTGTGACTGTGGATGATGCTGTCGGTTTCGAGTCGTACCTGTATGTGACCTCACGGGATCAGGGTAATCGTGGTAACCGGGTGACGGCTGCTGGTTTGCGTCGCATCAACCTTGGCCAGATTCTGAATAATGACCCGTTGCAGTTCGCGTGGGCGAACGACCTTGTTGCACCTATCGGTTTTGATGGTTCCGCTGTGGCTGTCACGGTTTCTGGTGGGAAACTGTGGATCGCGGTGGATGGTGCCGGTATCGTGAAGGAGCAGGACACGTTTGTGTCTGAGGGCTGGATTGAGACTGGCCGTATCCGTTTGGGCACGATGGAGCAGAAGGCGTGGCGTGACCTTCGCATGATCGCCCCGAACACGTTGAGTGGCGAGATTATCGGTAAGGCTTCTATTTTCGGTACGACTGCCCCGTCTACGTGGGACACGGTGTTGACGTTGCAGGATGGTTTCACTGACGGATACGGAAAACTGAACGTCGCTGCCCCCGGTACGGCTACGGATTTGTGGCTCGCGTTCTATCTAAAGTCTGATCCTTCGTGTGGTTGTAGCGCAAACTTGACTGGTTATCAGGTTCGTGCGGTGCCTTCACCTCGTAAGACGGAACTGATCCAGTTGCCGCTGTTGATGTTTGATTTCGAGACGGATAAGCAAGGTGCTAAGTACGGCAAGGTTGGTAACGCTTATGACAGGTTCCAGGCTTTGAAGGACATGGAGCAGACGGGTGCCACGGTTTCGTTCACCGATTTCACTACTGGTGAGGTGAAGGAAGTGTACGTGGAGGAAGTGAACTACTCCCGCACTACCCCACCGTCGCTTGGTTCCCGTAAGGGGTCTGGCGGTGTGTGTACTGTTCTTCTGAGGACTGTGTAGTGAGCCCGAACGAGATTTCTGGTTTGGTTCTGTCGGTTCTTACGATCACGGGTATCCTTCTGACTGCCTTGGGTTGGTGGATTAACCAGAAGATTAAGGCCGCGACGTACCAGATTCAACCGGGTACGAATGGTGGTAAGTCGCTTGCTGATTTGCACCGCAAGGTTGACACGCTGGTTGTGGATGTTGCCATGTTGAAGACTGCAGTATTGCAGATCGAGGAAGATATTGAGGAGTTGCAGTGAAGTTTCTCGCTAATCGCGAAGTGCGTAAGTGGCTGTATAGCGTGTCGTTGACGGTGGTTCCGCTGCTGGTTGCGTATGGGATTATTGAGCAGGATGCTGCACCCCTGTGGATTGCTTTGGTGGGTAGCGTGTTGGCCCCGTCTCTGGCCCTGACTCATCTTTCCCCCAAGGACAAGTAGATGGTTGAACGTTTAACTATTAAGGGTTGGCCTGTTATCCCGAGGGGTACTGACCCTAAGTTGAAGTGGTTCACTGTCCCTGGGACGGATCGGAAGTTGCTGCTTCGTAAGGATGTTGGCCCGTATCTGGTGGCGTTCGCTAGTGAGTATCACAACCAGATTGCCCCGATTGATGAGGGTGTGATGGATGACTGGTCATGGTCTCCTGTCCGTAAGGGTCGGGCTAGTGTCCGAGTATCGGACCATTGTGGGGGTGTGGCTATCGACCTGAATGCCACGAAGGAAGGCAGCCAGTCCCGGTCTAACGTGTGGTGGAAGAAGCACCCGGTAAAGGCCATGAGGATGCGGGCTCTGCTGCGGAAGTATCGTCTGCTGGAGTGGGGTGGGGATTACAAGAAGTTCTATGACCCCATGCACCTTGTGATTCACACGCCTGATGTGAAGCTGGTTAAGTCTGAAATGGCTAAGTTAGGCATCCTCCCCAGCGGAAAGATTAAGCCCACTTCTTAGTTTGTGAACTTGTGAAATAGACCCCCTAGTCCAATCTGGGCTGGGGGGTTCTTTTTCTATGTCTGAGACACCCCCTGGGATGCCGTTTCCTGGGGATTTAAGGCACCACAGAGCCATCGGGAGCCTATTTTCGTCTACGGAGACGGGCTCTTCCCAAGCACCGCTCCAGGCGTCGTAATCGTAGTTGTTTTTATTGGGCCAAGATAGCCTTGCACGGAGCCTGTCACC